GCATTTTAGTAGTAACGTCCTCCTCCATCGTAACAAGGACGCCAACGGTTGTATCATTCATTGTCATGGAGTTATACCTCCAATCCGTATTCAATCACATGCCGTACTTCGTTTACCAGGCCGAGCATTTCAACTTCTACCTGCGGCATATTATCAAGCTCGGTTAACGTGGGTACGGCCCCGGACGTTATTATGGCTGCCGCATTGTGTACAACATAGGGCACCGGGCGTCTTAGCTGGATTGCTTTATAAATCGCCTCACCAAGCCTGTCACGCCCCGGCCCTTGCTCGCTAAAGGGGTCGGCTTATATAGCCTATCCATCTCCTGTATCAGCTTAATGCACTGGTCGCGCGTAAGCAAATTTTCAATAGTGCTGTGGTCTACAGGGCCGAGCGACCATTCTATAACCTGATTAAGGATGTAGAGCTCATTGACCTCATTGGTGTCAATTTGTGCTACATCCAGTACATAATCAACCTTGGGCAGCTTTTTGTCTTTTTCAACATCGGACATTTTTATTTTAGTTTCACCTACCGGGGTCATATACCTGCGCAGTATAGCTTCGTGTAGCCTGTACGTGCGGTGCAGTATCTCCCGGTGTATGATGGCCCATTGCTGATTTCCTAGGTCTATCCTTACAGTGTTTTCCATGTTAGGCTGTCCCTCGTGTTCCGCCGTTATCAATTTCAAACTCGGCATGAACGGTTAATTCGTTTTTGTATCTACTCGTGATTTCGTAGATGGGCAGCAAGGCATTACCGCTATACTTGGTATTGCCGACTGTGGTGCCTGCCGGGTAAAATTCCCAGGCGCGCAGGGCCTTACCGTCGTGCATGGCACCGAGTACGGTTTCCACGCCGACGTCCGTAACCATATTGAAGTTAAAGTCGGCAGTGATGCGCTTGGCCTTTACGGATGCTACGGGCCGGTCGCCCACAGCACCCCACGCCCCGGCGTCGTTGGTCTTAAAGCTATTTGATAACTTAAGCTCCTTGACATAGGGGGATAGGTCGCGCAGTTGCGACCCATCATGTACCTTGAAAATTGAAATACCGCTATCGAATACTACAGCTTGGTCAGCAACCATGTTAAGCCTCCTTAAAAAGTTTCCATCGCTTCAAGCGTCATGGGGATTGTTACCCCCTGTAAAAATTCATGAGGTGCCATTGTATCGGTAAGGGCTATAGGCCCGGCAAGCCTCCAAATATAGCCATGCCCTGCCGCCGTCTGCCCGGCGTTACACAGTTCTATCAGGCCGAGGCTATAGCGGCAGAGGCGGCGGAACCGTAGTTCAAATTTGTCGTCCGCATAAAATACGATAAGGTTAATCAGGTTTATGACATGCAAGTTCGTAGGTTTTTGCATATTGCCTACGCGCCAATCCCCGCCGTGTATTACAATGGATGGGCTTTCAGGTACAGCAGATGGCACGTTACCCAAATACCACTTTTTGATAGCGGGCATTGTGGTATCTGTATACCGGGTTTTAAGGTCGGCAATTTTAGCCACAATGTTCGCCTCAAGGTACGTGTCTAACTTTACGACTGCCTCTTCCAGCAATTTTATTGTCATAGCAGGTGTGCCTCCTTGTCCTTATCGTATATGAAATTGTGTACGAATTTCATCCATGTCATTTTGTCTGCCTCGGTTAGGTACACTAATTTACGCATTGGGTTATTACCAAGGCCCTGCTGATGATAAATGGCATAAGGGGCACCTACTGTAAGGCGCATGTGCTTAGGAGCCATTTCAACCATCAACCCGGTGCCCCCGGTTAACTCGCCCCACAGGGCAAGCGTTAACTGCATAATGTTCCGGCCCGGAAAGTACTTGTTCTTCCATGCGGCGTAATCGGGGGATAGCGGGGGCCAAGGTGCCCCGCTACGCGCCCCCTGCGATTGAAATTGTTCGGCTTCAATTACGGCAAAGTTTTCACGTATTTGTTGAAATACAGGGGTAAAGTCCTGTATGCTCTGACCGAACCTACTAAGGGCGCGGTTAAGTACAACATCGCCCATCATTTCAATGCGCAGTATAAGCATGGTTAAAAGTCCTTGTTCATACCGAATTTAGGTTTTTGCCATTCAGGGGTATCGGAACCGGGCTCATCGTCATTGCCCTGATTGCGCTCATAAAAGCTAAAGGGTAATGGTGCTTCCCCGGTTGTACCTGTTGGCAGCTTACCTTCGCGCAACCACTTAAGCCCGTCCTGATACTGCTTCCAGTATGCCGAGGATGAGCCAGGCGTAGTCATTAAGCCCCGACCCTCCGGGAACATAGCCTGTTCCGCAAGCGCGGCGGCCCCCCTAGCATTGAGGGCGCAAATAAAGGCGTAGAATTCGGTCGTAGTGCCCCCGGCAGTTATTGGGGTCGTAAACCCCCGGCTTTGCAGCGCGGCATCTATTTCAGCGGCTATATCAGTAATGTAGGTGTCCACTTGTGTAAGCGTGGGTGTAGTGGTCGCATCATAGGTGCGCTTGGGGTTAAGGGCCTGTACTGCTGCGGTCGTGGTGTATGCCATTTTTAGCCCTCCGTGTTGCTGCTGTTGTCGCCCTCGGCGGCCCCGGCATCATTTTTGCCATTGGCTTCTTCGTCAGCTTGGGTGTCTTCCTCGATTGCCTTGGCAACCACAGGCTCGCGCGCCCCGGTAATTTTAACGGCAACCTTGGCCCCCTGTATTGTTGCCGTCTGCACAAGGGCAGCAGGGTCGCGCTTCATACGCCGGGCCTGTTCCTTGTCAAGGTCGAGTTCCATGCTCATTTCAATCTTAGCCATAATAACCTCCTTTAAGTTATCTAAGGGAGGCCGGAGGTCTTGATTGCCCCCGGCCTTATACTACATAACTGAAAGTTTTAAGCTATGTACAATAAGTACGCGCGCACCGCGCCGCCCTAATAACCGATAATATAGCCGATGACCGGGGTGCCCGTCACGTTGGTTGTAGATGTTACCAAGAATGTCGTATCAGTCGCGGACCCGGTATACATAGCATAAGCTCCGCCCGGTGCTGACATCCACGATACGATTATCCATGTCGGTTGAACGCCTAACGTATGGGTAACAGTCAAGGCAGCGTCACCACTGCCAAATGTCGCGTTACCTGATACAAAATGCGAAGCCGTCCGTAACTGTGCGGCAGTAGCTACAGAGGGCGCAGAACCATTGTTTGAAAATACCACGCCCTGCAAGTTGGCGGCTGCCATAGCCGACCCGGTGCCATAGATGGGGCCGGTCAGGTTGGTCGGGGTCTGCGAGGTGATAATGTCGCGCACATAACCCGCCTTGCCATCGTTACCCGCCGTACAGCCGACCAGTACAGCGAGTAATACTACGATGAGTGCGATGCCGATGTATAAGAACTTGTTTTTCATGTACCTTGTTTCCTCCTTATTTTAGTAGGCTAAGCCCCCGCCCGGTTAAGGGCAGGGGCCGGGCCGTCCCAGGTTTAGGTATTGTGCAGCTTGATGATGGTGCGGGGGTCGCCGAAGCCGGTCGTAAAGCGAGAATTCACGCCGTACAGGAAGGTACGGTTCATGAACACGTGTTCGGATTTGGGGTCATCCAGCGCGTCGATTTCAGGTTCCTTGCGCATCTGGAGAATAACAGGCTTGACTTCGGCCTTGGTGCAGGCTACGTAAAAGTCCTTGCCGCTATTCTGCGTGATGAACGGGGATACGAAGATACGGTTGCGCGGGAAGTAGGAAAGTTCCGGGCGTACCTCGCCCGCTACAGGCGGGAACAGGGCGGTCTGAATCATCATTTCCCGCTCCGGGGCGCAGATGATGCAGTCCGGGATAAGGTTCATTTTCACGCCCCGGTCATCCTTGAATTTGCGCATGGCGGCAACAGCCGCGTCAAGGCCGTCCAGAATTTCCGTGGTGCTGTCGCTATAGTTGCCGGATAACAGGTTGCTGAAGCTGCCACTGTCGCCGATGGTGCGGGCGGCATTGAACATAACCGCGCCGTCCCATGCTTTGTATGTTTCACCGAGGTCAAGCTGTGTGAAGACCTTTTCGTTGAAGAACCGGGCAGCGCGCAGGGCAAGGCCGCGAATGCGGGGGGCAATAAGGCCATACTTGTCGTCCTCGATGGTGTTGCGGTCAACTTCGATGGTCGCTTCATAGTCCTTATTGGTCAGGGTGTAATCATTTTCGTACATGCCCGCGAGCTTGCGGCGGTCTTTCCACTCCGACATAGCGGGTACGCTGCCGAGCCAGGCGTAAGTTTCCTTATCGGAGGTGGACTGGAAGATGGTGGCAATTTCTTTGTACAGGGTCATGTTGGTATCAAGGTCGCCTAACTCCTGCTGGAAAATGGCGCGGAAGTTAGTGAGCAGACCTGCCAGAAAATCGCTATTTACTATAGCCATGTTGTTCTCCTTTGTTAAGTTTTTACTAGGGCCGGGGGTTAGCTCTTGATGCCCAGGTTTACCCACCCGGAGGTCGCGGATTCATATTCTTCCAGTACGCCGATGGCGATTTTGTTCACGGAACCCGCCGTGTCATCAAACGCGCCACTGTCGACCACGTACATGATATCGCCGACCATTGTCTGCGCAATGGATACGGCATCGAGCTTGTGGGTGCCGTTCCGCCATACGCGAATCCACAGGTCGCCATCTGCGGAACCTACGGCGGAGTTATCGACGGTTTCATACGCAATGCCTACGTATTTAGTGCCCGCTACGTCCGTCGAGGCTATAGCGTACCCGGTCGCGTCAATGCTGACGTGACTGCCCTTATAGATTTTGGTGGAGGCTTTTACCGGGTAGGATTGCAGGTCGCCGACCTTGCGCGGGGCTTCCTTTGCTTTTGTGAGGATTGTCATGCTTTTCTCCTTTTGATTTTTAACAGGCCGTTACCTGCTATTTTTTAGCAGCTAAGCGCGCCTTGTTTTCGCGGAGGGTTTTCAGGTATGCATCGACCGGCTTGCCGTTTTGCTTTGCCATTTTGGTTCCGATTTCAATTTCGGAAGCGGTTAAGGTTTCTGCCGCGTCCTGATGGTTGTCGCCGCCGCGCTCGCCCATCTGCGGCCCCTTGGTATCAGTCGCAGCGATGTAAGCTGCAAAGCCGTCCTTGTCTTTCAGGTAATAGCTTACTGCCCAGTCCTTTTGCTTGGGCAACAGCTTCCGGTCGGTAATTGCCTGCGCAATCACTTTGTCTGCCTCGGCAGCTAATACCGTCTGCATAGCGACATCCTTGGCCTTGATAGCCTCATCGCGGGCTACTGTGGCTTCGGTAAGCTGCGTCTGCAAGGTGGTACTTGCCCCGGCCTTTTCGACCAGTGCCTTTACAGCCACAAGGATGTCATCTTTTTCATCCTTAAGGCCCAAGGCTGCCCTTAGTTCTACCTCGTTAATCATACTTTTCTCCTTTGCATTTTTTTGTTTACCCGTTACAACATTTGCCCCCTTGTCGGCGGCCCTTAGTGCAGCGTCCGCCCTTGTTTGTGCCTCGGTGCTATTGCCGTCACCGGGCTTATTTTGAGCGGTGCTTTTGCCAGGCAGATTGTCCTTATCAGCCTTAGACCCGTCGGCTAAAGCAATGTCGTCAATATTGTTGGGGCACCCGGCGCAGGTTTCCTTGAATACTGTGGATTGCAGTTCCCGGCTAAGTATAACGGGCTGCATACCCTCAAGGAAGGGCCTGTTGGTAAGGGCTACAGCGAGCAAGGTAGGCCCGGCCTTTTTGCCTGTTTCCTTATCAACATAGTCCATAGTAAACTCCGGGCTAATATAGCGGTATTTGCGGTCGCGTATCATAGCCGCCGCCTCGCTTGTCCATTCCACCGTCGCGAACAAAGTGTCAGCATCCTTGCGGGTTAGGGCCTTGACCCACCCGGCAGCCGGGGAGACCTGTGCGGGCTCCGATGCGCTAAGGTGTTCAAAGTCCACCACCATTTCAGTCGGCGGCTTGGGCCGCACCGTTCCGAAGTTGGCAATCATGTTAAGCAAGTCGTTCGGCGTGATGGTAAACTTACCATAGCCGGGGTGATAAAAGGTGCCTGTGCGTAACACCTGTATTACAGAGGCGGGAACAGCCGGGGCCGTGTTATTGGCTACAGCAGGCAATTCAATAAGGGCAAAGGAGCGCACCATAAACTCCGTAGCCTTTTTAACCCACTGGTCGCCATCCTTTTCATAACTGTTGCCCACAGCATTCCATGCTATTTTGGCGCAGGTTGTTTCATCGTCCGGGTGTTCTTTCCACGCGGAGTTAAACGCTGCCATATAAATTTCCTGCGCATGGGACGGCAGCTTTTTTACAGGTTCCGGCAATTCAGCAATTTTGTTATAAGCCATAATGTTATTCTATACCTCCTAACTTTTGAGTGCAAAGATATTTCATTATACTAAGCTTGGTAGTTCGCTCTTAAAGGTGTAGACCCACAGGCACCGACAGTAATCGCGCCCATCACAATCGTCGTAAGGGGGTTCGTGCATAGGCTCTTCCCCGTAGGCCCAACTTTTACCGTCTACCCCCCGGCAGTACCCGCAAGTATTGTCATCCATTAAGGCACTCGACGTAGTGCGCGCTATGCTGTCCCTAAGTTCCTCCGCCTGCGCTGCCCGTCCCAGGTTAAACGCCTGATTAACATTTATGCGGGCTGCTGTTTCAAGTTCCCGGTCTGAAAGGCTTGTTAGTACCTGCACAAGCATACTGCGGTTGACGTTGGCCCCGGTAACTTGGTCAAGTGCTTCCCACGTAAGGGCCGCGCGCAACTTGCTTGAAAGCACATTGGCTATAGCAAGGGCGCGGGCTTTGATAAGTTCCAAGGCATTCGCCGGGGTCTTTTCTTTGCCCTTGGTGCTTACACCCTGCTTCATAGCTTCGGTCTGTACCTGCCGCCTGCCGTAATCATAAAGGTCAGTGAGGCACCCCTCAATTGCGGCAGCCATTTCCTTCCTGAAAGGTATGTCGATTGTTACTATGCGGTTAACATCACCTTTTTCAAGGTCTTCAACTGCCATTTTAACAATCGTAGCTATTTGCTTATCCTGCACGTGCTTAGCCGCCGTAACGAGGTCGGCCTGCGTTTTATCAAGTCTGTCTGCAATCTCGGTAAAGGCTATGTGCTTTTCGGCATCAGTTGGGTCGCGCCAAAAATCCCGGCCCTTAATCCGCTTGTCCTTAAGTACCTTGGGCGGCGGCTGCACCCCGGTCACGCGGCGGTCGCTAGGCCCTTTAAGTGGGGGTAGGTGCATAATGCGGCGCATTTCAATTTCAATACCGTCATCCATTGTCAAGGCCCCTGCGCTTGCCAGTTGATTGATTGCCTGCGACAGCTTAACTACATCCACGTAGTCAAGGTCGCTTACGGCTAACTTGGGGTATTTGTCCGTCTGAAAGTTGTAGTCCACAAGCTGCCGTATGCCGTGTATGTTGATAGTGTCACATATCTCCTTAGCCGTAGCGCGCAGAGCCATAAGGAAGAAATCAGATTGGTCTTGGCTTAAGGCATAACTGCCGCCGCTCCGGGAGCCAAGGCTAATAAACTGCGCTAAAATGCTGCGGAGAATTTGCTGGTCGTGATGTTCAATACTGCCCTTAATGTCGTATAACTGCCCGGTAACGCCCTTGAGGTCAAAAGTAATGCCCTCCGGCGTAGCGACATAGGCGCGTTCGTTAGCATGGAGCCTTTGCCCTATTTCTTCAATGGCTTTTTTCTGGTCAGTGGTTGCGGTCGCCGGGTATGAAAAATGGGCTACGCCTACCCCATGCCGCTCGGCAGCAATACCGTCAATGGCATACAGTGTATTTTTATAGTACCAATGCTTGTACGCCGCACGTAATACGCTGATGCCTTCAAAGTTACTACCCTCGCGCTCGTGGGTAAATACCAGTAACTTTTCAACAGGTATGTCAACCGTCTTAAAGGTTTCGCTCTTCCATACCCATTGTTCAACCTTGTCAAGCTCACCATCCGCGTCAACATGCCAACGAGCGATTGTTTTGGGCAGCCGGGGGGCAAGTTTTTTCCAGTAATATTTTCCATCCCGCAGTTCCCATACTTTTTCGAATACGCTATAGCCAAAGGGCAGCTTGAGCAGGGCTTGCCGCAGGAAGTCATTCCACGTAATGGTCATGTTTTCAAAAATGTTATAGCGCACAAACTCGGCTATTTCAAGGTCGCGGCTTTCCTTGCTTGCAGCCTCAATGTCCCAATGTGCGCTAAGTATGGGCAGTGTAAGGGCCAACAGCCCGGCCTTAACCTGCCCGTCACTGCGCCGCATCTTTTCTATGATTTCCTTTTGCTTGTCGCCAGGCTTAAAGTCGCTTAAGTACTCCCCGGTTTCCGACAGTATGCCTGAAAATATAACCGTACCTGTGGAGCCCATCTCCCCAAGTATGGCCTTGTCCTTGCCCGTAGCTAATCGTATACTACCTAGCTTAACTAACATTTGCGGTCACCTCGCTTCTGCTTCTCAACCTTATCAAGCCGGTCGGCAAGCTCTTTTATTTGTTTTGCTTCATCGCTGTCAGTTTTACGCAGCTTTTTAACTGTCTCATCATAATGCTTGCTGCGCTTTCCTTCGCGCGATTTTTCAATACGCTCCAGTATTTTTTTCAAGTAAAAGGTAATCACAAACAGCACAAGGCCGTTAATGATTGCGGATATAACTGTCCACCAATTAACATCCATACTAGAACTCCCTTTTCAGGATGTCGTTAAAGTGGGGCTCGCTTTTGAAGTCATTCATGCCGGGTATTTCAACAAAGCTAAAGGCCCCGCGCACTGTTTCAAGGGCTACCATACCAAGCGTAATCACAATGTCGTTAGTGTTTTTGCCCGCGTGGTCTACCCTCCACCCCTGCGCCGTTTGTTTAATGATGGTATTTTTAAGTTCCTTATCCAGCATAGGCTCGGCATAGCCCTTAATTTTTTTATTACGTATGAGGTTAACGAGCACCTGTGATAGGTACAGTATGTCCGTGCTGAACTTAAAGGGCTTAATGTTGTAGTACTTTTTCAAACGCTGAATAATGTACTCCGCCTGCCAAGGGTCAATGACAAGGATACTGGTCTTAAAAGTTTCAGCACACCATACCAAATCCTGCTCAACCTCCTCGAGGGGTACATGGTTCTTTTCTGTACCCTGCCATACCCGGATATTGTCGATGTACAGGTTATTGTCCACAGGGTCTAAGTGCCCTACCAGGCGGGCCGTGCGGTCATGACTGATACCTATATCGGTCGCGACCACGTATTGAAGGTAGCGATTAGTATTAGGCTTAACCTGTATAGTCCAAGGGGTGTCGTGTATGGCATCAACATCCTCTTGTGTAATAAAACGACTGCCAGCCGATACCCACTTATTTTCATGTAACCGGGCAAATACGTCCGGGGGCATGGAGGCGCGCTGTTGGTCAAGGTATTCATCGTTAACCCACCCCGACAGGTTTTTATGCGACCACATCATAAATAGCTTGGGGTCTTTCCTGCCGCGCTTTACCACCACGTCCGGGTCACCCGTATCCATAAGGTCAGGCCCTTCCATGCCGTCGCTGTATAAATCCCATAGCAGGCCGTCCTCTTGAAACCCGGCATACGTTACAATGAATATCATGGGGTTTTTACGGGTAGGCACCACAGTTAACTCGTCGTAAAACTTGCGGTCGGTCATACCCCACAATTCATCAAACACGGTAAAGTTAGGGTTAAGACCCGCAGCCGTTTCAAAGTTAGCCGCAATACACCGGGCCGTCGAGCCTGTACTTTGCACCTCAATCTTGTCCTTGTGCATGGGCGAGCAAGCCGCTTTAAGCTCCGGGTCAATCATTACACTGCGGCGCATCTTGGTATAAATAATCATACTTGCTTGGTCGCGGCTATTACTAGCTATAATGATTTCACCAAAAGGCTCGTCGCAGAAAAGGAAGTAGATACCTACCCCGGCAGCAAAGGCACTCTTGCCGCCCTTTTTGGGGTGCCCTATAAGCACCTTATTATACTTGCGCAGGCCCTTATCATTGAGGTCATAAAACACAGGTTTAAGTACATAGTTCTTTTGCCAGTCCTGAAGCTTAATACGTTTCATGGTTTCAGGCAAATAGTAATGTTCCTCAAGGAACTTTATGGGGTCGCGCTTGTACTGCGCATTTTTACTCATCCGGGTCTTCCTCCCGCGCCCTTAGTATGTCCGTAGCTATGTCGGGCTTTTGTGGGGCCGTGCGGCTAATCTGATGCCGCCCGCTAGGTGACATACCGAGCTTTTCAAGCATTGATGCGACATGCTTTGAAAGGTTCTGGTACTGCGCGACAATAGGGAATGGCTCGCCCTTACTATCATCGCGCAAGAAGCCATGTTCCGCGAACCATCTATCGTAGGCTTCAAGCTGTGCAAGGTTGCGGGCAAGTTGATTAATGTAAATTTCATCAGCCATATTGACCGTTCGGCCTTCGGCCTTAACAATGGCATATACCAACTTTTTCTTTTCCTCGGTTATAGCATCGAGGGTAAACTTGCTATATGCCCCATGCTTGGGGGGCCTGCCGGGGCCGCGCTTGGTCTTAGGTTTTATGAGTACGGGGTCGGGCGTTTGTTGCGTGGTGTCCTTAGCTTTATCGTCCATAGCCTTAATCCCCCCTCTTTACCAGGCCGTCAATTAACCGGGCCGCTTGGTCGTATACGTCCTGTATGGTGTTTTCTTTTTCATTGTAGATGTAGTGGTCGAACTTGAATTCGTCAAGGGCCGTTTCGCTGTAGTCCTCGGTCAGGATTTGGGGCAGGCCGGGGTAATGCTGTTGTAATAACCGGGCCTGTTCCTCTGCGCTCATTACCATACGCACCATAACGAACCCTAGGCCCTTGAGCGTAGCGAATTCGTTAGGGTAGCGCACATCGCTGATTACGACATGCCTGTGAAGGGGCACCTGCCGCACTACGTAGCGCACCCATACCGAGGGGTCTACCTCGCGCATGTGCATACCTACCTGTTGAAGTATGCTGCGTTCAATGGGGTCTTTGCCCTGCACCCCAAACAAGTCCGATGTGATTTCCTTTAACTTGGCGGCAAAAGATAGTTCCCGGAAGTCACAATTTTTAGTAAGGAAATCAGCTACTACGGACTTGCCGCTTGACATGTGCCCGGATAAGCCGATACGTATTGGTTTCATTATTACCCCCTTAAGTGCATAGCTGTACTCATAACGTCATAAGCTACATTAAGGGCCTTAAGCACCGGGTTCATTTTCTGATAGTACTTACTGCCATTGCCTGTTTCGCGTATGAATTCAACCTGCACATTTTCATACTTTTCATTTATCCGTATTGACGGGTCGTCCGTGTCTACTATTACCCGGTCTTCGTCAAATTTGATGGTTAGTTTTGCCATGCTGCGCCCCCTTAGCCTATATTCCAAAACACCACAGGGTCGGGCAGTTCATCAAGGTGTTCATTGAGCCATCGCCAAGCCTTGCGGTCGTACCATGTGTCGCACTTGAAAGGGGCCGGGAAATCATCCGAGGCATAGAACACCCGGTCAGTAAGGCCAACTTCAAACGCCGGGGGCTTGTACGTGGAGGGCAATATGCGCAGCACCCGGTTACTGACGCGCTGCTGCACGTTGGTTTTACTTTCGCCGTCAAGTTCCATTTGGGTCATGCCTACGTTTACAGCTATGATGCGCTGCGGTTGATGTACCTGCAAGCCGAGCAATATGCCGCTAAACATCATACCCGTTCCCAGGCAGCAGATGAATGTTCCGGTCATGAGTTCTTTAGGCATTGCCGTAGCTTCCCCGGCTACGCTAAGCATAGCCTCCGGGAACATAAGGCCCATAGGTACGAGGTGTATGCCGTGCCCCTGACAATAGCTGCGAGCACGGAAGTACATTATTGAAACCTTAGCGGCGCGCAAGGGCCGCAGGTAGGCCCCGGCCTTGCTGCATTGCTGTTGATTATAGGGCAGCTTGTCATTATATTTTTTGGGCCATTCGCAACACTCAGTTGTTTCCGGCATCCACTCGTTAGCTAATACCGGGTAAAACACTGAACATTCAAGGCCGATTTCTTTGCATAGCTGCGAGATACCCCATCCGCCCCGGCTAACCCTTGCATCCACCACCCCGATATGTTCCACCCCCTCTTCCTTTAAGGCCCGCAGGTGTACGGCGGCCCCGCGTAGCTTGGCATTGCCGCCCGCATACTTGGCCCGCATCCACAGGTCGTCACGCTTTACATAGATTGTGCGACCCCGTACCTGATATTTTTCAATGGGTGTAAGGGTGCCCTGCTGCGAGGGGTCGGCGTCCCAATATCCCCCTAAGAACTGCGCGCAGCTACAGCGTCCGCACAGCCTTTCTTTTTCAAGGCCAAGCCCCGCCGCCTTACTGCCAGGCCGGGCCGGGCTATATACGTCATTGTACTTATCATCTTCTGCCGGGGGGTCTGTTTTGCCGCAAATTTCACAGGGTTGGATTTTCGTTAGCTCAGTCATAGGGCAGCCTCCTTTTTAATTATCCTCCGCCGCGCAATCCAGCGCAGCGTCATTTCGCGGTTAGCTAACATTGGTATTGGTTCATCGTCGCGCAGTTTAACGCCCCAACAACTTTCAATATGCGCGCGGGCGGCGGCTGCGGGTAACGGCGTCTTGCAGTTCCAGCAGAATAACATTTTATCAGCCGGGGCCGCAGTGGTAGCCCCCTGCCTCTTACACCTTTCGCGCTCGGCTATGCCTACTTCAAGACCAGCCTGTATTCGCTCCTTGCGTTCGCGGCTTAACCTGCCCATTTAGTACCTCCTGTAAACTGTATTTACCATTCTAGCATTGAGCCAACTATGACACAATATTAGCTATGGTATTATGCTGGTCACGGTAAGGTCTGCCGCGTATTCAATAACTTCGCGGGTGTTGTCAAATATGTACGTGGTGCCCCCCGGTATTGAAGTGCATACGCTTTGATTGCCCCGGCAATTAGCCTTAAAGCAATCGCCGCACCCTACGAACGCTTCGTTAGTGCTTGATACCCGGCCTTTGATATACAGACTGTCGCCCTTGGGTATTTTGAACAATCCCCCCGGCCCTACCATCCCCAACGTCTTAATGTTGGGGTTTTTGATGTCCTTAATTACACGTATAGCCATAGTTGCCCTCCTTAAAATTTATCGTATAACGTGTGTTCCTGATAATACCCTACCTGCCATGTTCCATTGTCCGCAGGCTTGTCAAGCTGTTTGTGCTGTGGCTTCAAATAGCCGGGGCCTACCATCCATCGCTCCACGACCAGCCTGTTTTCAATTACCTCAATTACATGGTCAAGCCATGTCTCGTAGATGTAGATAACAGTACCATGCGCCGGGGCTTGGGCGGCGCACTGTATAACCCTATAGCCGGGCCATTGTTCAGCCGCGAGCTTGTGGGCTGCGGCGCGGGCGTGGTCAGCACAGTCGGTCATTCCATCGCTCATTTGTTACCCCCTTTAGCTTTGCGTCTACAATTATTCATGATATCCGATTATTTTAGCCTTGATAATATCCGCTGAAAATGGGTTAGCGGGCCGCCTAAAAACTACGTACTCCCCTCCAAAAACAGGCACACCCCCTCACATTCTACAGATACCTCGGAAACCCCGGCGTCCCAGGGCGGCCCCCACGTACAACCTTTAAGTTGTGTGCCCCAACTGCACGTATAGATTGTTTCAGGTTTTCCAACGTAGTGCGTGACCCTACGACAAAGGGCGAGAGATAACCTACCACCAAAGCTGGCATGTATAAACTATCGCCTAACATGGTGTATCAACCCCCTTATCGATTGTAGACCGTTTGGTGCAGGGTTAGGTCGCATACCCTACCCGTCTGCTTCCCTATGTAGTAACCCACGCCGCGCCTCAAGGCTATATGCCTGCCTAGCTTATAGTTAGCCCTGTGTACCAATGACAATATCATGCGCTTGTCGCTATAGTTGTCATACCACTCAAGCCCCCAAATAGCTTTAAGTATCACATCAGGTCCCACTATGTCGCCGTGTGCATTCAGCAATAAGGTTACTAGCTTGCCCTCTTGGGCGGTCAGTATTACTTCCGTATCATTTACGTAGTACCTGCCGCCCGTAGCTCGTATGGTACTAGTCGTCATCAGTACCTTGCCCCGCTTTAATATCATCAAGGTAGATGGGGCAGATGGCTTGCACCTTGCCTTTACCCACAGTTAGCAGCAGTTGAGCGCAATCCCCTTCCCGCTTAACTACCTCCCTGCTCCATTCATCATCCGTAACAAAGCACCCGGTCATATAAGCATCACGTACCTTGTTTATCTCGTGGAAGTGTCCCAGGGCCATAAGGTCAAAGTGCTGTGTCATGCTGCGGTGCCAATCGTTCATAACCTTGCCCAAGCTGCCTACAGCATTGCCGCCCCTCATCTGGTCGCCGTGTACCAACAACCAATCAATGCCCCCCACTGTGGCAAAGTTGTAGAAGTCAACCGTAGCTATATTGAATGTGACCTGTTTGAACTTGCTCATCATAGCTTGCAGGCCAAGCATGACCACGTTGTCCCAATTGGCCCCGGTGCTAAGGGCGGGCTTGCTTACCGGGCCATGATTGCCCGCTACGCTGTATACATCAACCGTGCTGAAAACTGTGGTAAAGTACGTCAGCATCCGGGTAAGATACGGCATAGCTATATTGAAGCACTGTTCGAGCACCGTATGCTCCAGTTCTTCAAGGCTAACCTGTCCGCCCACGCGCTCACCCGTTACCAAATCCCCCACAATGAATACAGATAGCTTGCACCCGGTTAAGCCCTGTCGCTGTACTGTGTCTGCTACCCGCAGGCCAAGGGCTTCCACCCTACGGCCCAACACCTCCGTATTAGTTGAGGACGTCAGCCGCCCGGCATGGAGGTCACCAAGTATCAGGATAACATCGCCCGGCTTAGTGGTTAACTTGTGCGTCGACATGGGCTTAGTGGCTATGGCAGGTAAATCGTGCATAAGGGCCTGTACGTATTCCCTGATTTGAGCCAGGTTAAGGGTAGCTTTAGCCCCCTTGGGCCGGGTTAAGCCGAGCTCAAAGCCCCTGCGGTAAATACTACCGCTTGCCAAGCCAAACAGGTCGCACAGTTCCGCTATACTGACCTCCGGGTCAATATACATCTCGCTAAAATCTTTGATTTCTTTTGGTGTCCTAACTGCCATATAAAGGTTCCTCGCTTTCTTTAATTGCTTTATTGAAATCGTCGATGCCCTTTTGCACCTCCGCGTTAAACCAATCAAGGGTCTTGCGCTGTGCCCCTAGGCTGCACAGTACCATATCAACCCATTCCTTACGGCAGTTTTCCAGCCCATCGCAACATATAGTATTAGCTATGAGCACGTACATTGGGTGGTTGTTTGTCTGCAAGCACGTTAAGCAATAGGCCCCGGACATGGGAACCATAGGCACACCTGCTACACCCACAGCCGGGCGTTCCCCACAGGCATCGCAAATAAGTACGCCGTCTTTAATCATTTTATCGTCCTTTCATAATATAGTGCAGGCTTGACACCGTTTTCACTATGGGGTTATACAGGGGTTTACCATCGCGCCAAGCCATAAATACATCAGCGCAGTAGTAACCAAGCACGGTAAAAATCATACCGTACACACCAAGCAAGATAAGGGGGCTGCAAAGCCATAATATAACCTGTAATGTCCACTTTTTCATATTAGTCCGCTACCATTTCCCCCAAGTTATCAGCTATATGGGTTTTAACCTTTAGCTTAACCGGGAAGTCAATATCCAGCATGGCCCGTTCCAACAGGGGCTTGTATTTGGGTATATCCTTTTCAGGCAAATCCCAGGCCAATTCATCATGAACGTGTATAACAGGGGTTAATATGGGGGCCGTGTTGATAATGGCTAACTTAAATATGGCCCCGGCAGTGCCCGCTATGGGTAGGTTAACGGCTTGTCGTTCAGCCGCCTTGCGCTCACCCTTATCATTACTGGCAAGCTGTGGCAGGTAACGCCGCCGCCCGTAGTAATCTTCAACATACCCGTTGTCGTGAGCGAACTGTATGGTACTTTCCTGATAAGTACGTATGCCCGGAAACTCCTCATAGTAGTGCTGCAAGTGCCTCTCGCAATCCTCTTCAGTAGGCGGCTTGCCCATTTTCAGTACGTTAAACTCACCCATAGGCGCATTCATGTAAATAAACAGACCGCGCGGGGTGCCCATGTAAAGCATCATATAACTTGCCGATTTAACCAAGTACCTGTGTTCAGGGCTATGGTCGCCAAACAGCATATCAGCCATCATATTATGTACGTCAATGTCCTTGGCAAATGCCTCTAACAACCGTTTATCATGGCTAAAGTGGGCCAAAACTCTCATATCTATTTGGCTATAGTCAATGTCCATAAGTTTATTGCCGGGGCGAGCAATAAACGGTCGCCGCGCATCAAAAGTGTGCGGTTGATTTTGCATGTTCGGGTTACTTGCGCTTGTACGCCCGGTTGCTGTATTTGCTTGGTTGTAAGTGGCATGTAATATGCCGTCCGACCCCGTCAACTTCAGCAATGCTCCGGCGTAGGTAGTCCTTTGCTTAGCGTATTGCCTGCGCTGTAGTATATGGGCTATGGCAGGGTGTTTATCAATGTGCCCGGCAAGTATCTCCTTACCTGTAGCGAGCTGCTGCCCACTGTCCGTCTTGGGTAGCTTTATACCCTGCTCCTTTAACCACTTGCCAAGCTGCATCGCACTATCAAGCATTTCATCGGTTAAACCGTAATCCTTGGCAAGTATTTTGCATTCCTTATTGTACTTTTTTTCAAGCTGTTTATCCCACTCCTTAACGTAATCAAGGTCTACCCGTATGCCCAACATCTCCATCTTGGCTATGGCGGGCAACAGAGGCTTTTCAATACGGTTGTACAAGCTGCGCTCGCGCTCATCGCTGGACTTATCAAAGCGCTCGTTAAGCCGGGTGGTGCTGTCACTGTCTTGGCAGCAGTAGTTAGCTACTACCTTGACATCAATCTCGGTTAAATTTTCAGCCTTACCAACAACCGTTTCATACGGCGGGTGCCACAGGTTAAGCTCCTGTGTTTCAAGACTTTTTAACCGTAAATCCTCGTAACCCATACAATACGCCTTGTGCATGGTGTCTTCATACTGGTATTCGTTAATGTCAAAGCCCCTTAACATCATGCGTTCAAGGTCAAATTTAAGGTTATGGCCCTTAAGTACAAAGGGCTTGAAGCGTTTTATGGCCCCAAAAAACTTGTCCTCGCTGGTATAATAACAGGCTTTACCAGGCGCAGGGCTAAGGCTGCCCCCAATAAACGCAGCATCCTTTTCAAGCCCGGTAAGCTCTGTATCAAGGGTTAGTTCAAGAGGCTTGCCAAAATGACTATCATCATTAATACGGTAATCCCCGGTAATCTCTTGCAAAATGGGTACGTTAAACAGGTTTTCCCAATCGTATTGTATCAGGGTACGCAGGTAAAGGCTACGCAAGCCCGCGCCGGGGGGGTACATGGCACAATAGGTAACGCTGCCCACTTGCCATCGCTTACCGTGCATACGGGCTAAGGTGTGCTGCGGGAACAGGCCCTTAACCGCATTGTCCCCAAGTAAAAGTATCATTTTTGGCTTGTACTTATATATCTCGGCTATAAGGCGAGGCAGACATAAGCGTATAGCCCCAACTGTGGGCTTTTTCAGCTTGCCCCGGTTGTCCCTGCCGGGGTAACACTGTATAAGGTTAGTCAAGCGACACCACTCAAGGTTGATGCCATCTTGCTCGCATACATAGCTTAAGTACTTGCCCGCAGGCCCACTAAACGCGCTATGTTCCTTAGCGTCAGTGCTGTCAGGGCTTTCCCCTATCATCATGATGCCATTTTTGCAGTTACCGCGCCCCTCCACCACGCCCCCCTCGGCGCAATTGAGCTTACACTTCTCGCATTTTGCCTCACCGGGTTCAGTGGCAAGGGCTATGCTGCCATAATTGAGACTTAAAGGGTTAGCCATATACCTTAACCTCTATACTATATCGTTAAATCTATAATCCGGGCCGGGGGGCGGGGGCTCGATTTCTGTAGCTAACTTTTTACCCTGTTTTTTATCGATAGCTTTATTTTTATCAGCCGCATCAGCCGCTTTCAGCCGAACATCCTTTTTAAGCCCTGCCTCGGCCTGTACCTTATGCGCGCGCTTGGTGGTTTTCGGAGTGCTGCCGGGTAGTTCCCCAGTCTTACTAAGGGTAGTCATTAAGCTATCAACTTTCAGCCAATTATCCTCACCGGGGGCCTTTTGACCCTTAACCCACTCCGTTACGCTTTGTGGGTCGACACCTAAAGCCCTAGCAATATCAGCCTGTCTATAGCCGAGTTGCTGCGCCGCAATAACAAGCTGCTGCACCTTAAGCACCCGGTCTTGTTTTCTTATAGCATGGGCCTCCAGCCCATCATTCATAGGCATATCATCCCACCCTATAATTGATACGGCGTGGGTTATGCTGCTGTAAGCTACACCATAGCTGACAAAGCCAATGCCGCCGCGTACAGTGCCTTCCAGCTTGCCATAGTAACGGTTCTGTGCCTCTGGCATGTCGCTATAGGTTAACATGCTGCCGCACCACCTTTTCAAGTGCCAGCCAAGCATTGACACGACCTCTTGCTGCCGCCCCCCGCCGCCAAATCCACCCCCGCCGTCCGCCTTGCTGTGGCTTGATAAAATAACAGCGCACCCAATGCTTTTCACTATGTCGCCAAGTATACGGGTTACTGTACGGGCCATTGTTTCATCGTTCCAGCTATCCACGCTCATATACATGCTGTCCAGCAACAGCAGTTCAATTTTAGGCTCCTGCATAAGCTGTTCCTTAAGGTACTTGGCATCGTTGGGATTATTCAGCTTACGGCCCTCCAAATCTAGCTTAAAAAGCATGTCAGCCGGGGGCAGGCCGTACAGTACAGCCATGTCGTTGATTTGTTCAGTAAGGTCGTCGCCTACCTGTTCGAAGTTACCAATGGCAGTACGCAGGGGCCGGGGCATGTGCAGGCGGCCCAGGACGTCAATACCTTGCGCCGCACAGTCGGCTATGGTGTTCATAAGCTCCGTTTTACCTATCTTCTCAGGGCCAACTATCAGCAGCTTGGCATTTTCCCCGCTTGGCAGGAAGTTTTCAATAAGGTCAGGCTGCCGCCCCTGCCCTATCATGTTGCCCCACGACTTACGGGTAATAACCCCGGCGTCCGCTTGCATGGGGCCGCCAAGGGCTTCAAGGGCCTTTACAACCTCCGGGGGCATGGCTGCGCCGCGCCGCTTAATCTCTTTTTCAAGCTGCCATATATTACCCTGCCAGTGGCAGCCGAAGCAGTGTGCGCTATTACGCTCATGGTTGATAATAAGGCTTGGTGTACCTGTGGCTTTATCATCGTGCAGGGGGCAGAAAATATGTTGGTCGCCCTCGGTGCTGCGGGCTACGCCGGGCTTCCTATGGCTCCACCCAATAGCACTTTCAAGCCACTCTTCATAGTCAACAACCACAGGTTGCTCAAATAAGCACCCCGGCAGCCATAACCGTTCCGGGGTATCGGGTACGTTGGCAAGGTGCCTTACACCACCAATGCCAAGCTCATCAAAATCGGGGTCTATGGCTATAAGGGCGTCATTATGTTCGGGCACCGTGTACGGGAATTCTTTGCCCTGTATGCTTGCCCTCATAATTACATGATAACCGTGTGCGCTTTTATAAATGCAGGAGCCAGGCGGGAAGGCCCCGTCGCCGCGCAGCTTTTTGAATAATTCGTCGGTGTCAACATCAATACTGAATAGTCCATTTTTCATAATAATGGCGATGCCCCAACTCGCCTTAAACCACTTATCGTAATCGGCTTTTGTTGGCATTGCCTCTTGAAATTGCGCCCACTTTATTGAGGGCATTTTGGTTATAGCAACCGGGATACAGGGGCAGCCCCAAGTCCCGGTATAGAACTCAATATAATCGTTACGCGTCCAGTTTTTTGGGTTTATTGCTTTCATTTTAGCCTACCTGCTACCGTGTACGATTTTAGCTTTGAAATCAAAAAATACCCTGATATTCGGCTTCCTGTGTATGTTTTTACTATGCCCCTTGATTTTTGTATGTAGCGCACCAAAATCAAAAACGCGGGGCGCGGGGGGTTTAACCCTTACGGGCAGCAAATTAGCCCTTGGGGTGCCCTTGTTTGGGCGGCCCCCGCGCTTTTATTATAGCAAGTCGGGTGCGTTTGAGTGCCTTACACTGTTAGCATGAGCCTATTTTTTCAGCTCTGGAATTAGCCCCGGCGCGCTAACGGTTTATTCAACCGCGTAGTATTTCCCGGTGCCTTTTTCGCTCTTTTTACGGGTGATGCGAATAATCATCGGGAGGTACTGTTTGGGCAATTCTTTGAGGCAGCGTACAACTACCTTGCCGCCGCAGGCCGTGGTCAGCTTTTTGGTTTCGCCCATGTTGTTAAACTGGATAACGGCGAACTCTGATTTTTCCCCCGGCTTCTTTTCGTCCTTGTATTTGTCGCTTTCGATGAAAACAAAGTCCTGCAAGACGATATCCTTGCCCAAAATATCATCAATGTCGACTTTGTCGCCGTCCAGCGAGGCGGCCCCTTTGGTGTCCACGTAATCGCTGACCCGTTTTAATTCAACGGGTTTCGTGGTTCTGTCTCCCGGTTTAGCCATACTACTTTCCTCCTTTTATTTGATTAGTATGCGGGTAAACTATTTCATATAGCTTATGCGCCATGTCTACAGGGTCATCATTATCGGTGTTTTCGCTTAGGTATTCTACCAGGGCGGCTTCCATTTTGGCCCGGCTATCATCGTCCTCATAGTATACAAAGGTGCGGGCGTCCGGCAGCCCGGCATGAAAGCGGGCCAAGGTTATTAGGCGACCTACTGCGGCAGCATTATTGAGGAACTTGCGCTGTGCGAGGCATTTTTCAAGCATGTGACAGCCCCTACAAAGGTCAACAGTAAGGTCAAGGTCATTTTGGGCACCCATTACATGATGTCCAACGGCATACTTAACCGGGGGCTTTTCGCAAATCCAGCAGGGGTCTTTTTCGCGCTTAGCCGGGGCGGGGGCCGTAGCTTTCTTAATCATACCAGTACGGTATCCTGTATTCTTTATCGGCCCGGCGTTTGTTGTCCAGCCGCCCGGTAAGCTCGTATATAGCTCGTAGGTGCAGGAAAATATTGAGTTCAACTGTGAGGTCGGTGCCTATGCTATGGAAGTCAATGGCCCCGGTTTCCTTATCGAGGCGCACAATAAAAGTTTCATCAATTTGTTCGTCGGCGGCGTGGGTTTCGTTCCATGCCTCTTTGTATGCGGCTTGCTGATAACGGTGTTCCGGGAAGATGCCTTTACTGGTCTTGGTATCAATGAGCCATAGCTTGCCCGTTGATATTTTAAGGGCTACACGGTCAATGGTGCCTCCGAAGCGGTGTTTTTCGCTTACTATGCCTACTTCAGAGCCGACACATTTAAGGCCCTGCGCCGTCCACCATTCAACGTAGTTATGAAATGCGACTTGGGCTTGCTGCACATCGCGCAGGGGGTAGGCGTCTGTATTGGACTCGGTGCCTTTGTGGAAGCAATCTATCATGTCGTGTACTATACTGCCAATGTTGGCGGCTTGGTCAAGGGTCTTTCGGTAATCAAGGCCCTGCATACCAAGCTTCCACGCCCAAGGCACGAGGGCGGGCTTATTGAGCAGTCCCAAAACGGTTGTAACGCCGGGGCATACCATGCCGTCCGCCGTTCTGTACCTCTGATGGGCTGCTATGCCGGGCTTAAAGGGGGGCTTTTTTTCATCGGGGGCCTTTGTGGGGGCCTTATATTTTCGTATAGGTTTATCTGCCATAACACGCTCCTTAAATTAACAATACCCCAATTTTAGCACAGATACTTTTATGACGCAAAAAGGGCCTTAAGGTAGGCCATAGGGAGCAGGTTTTAACCAATGTTAAACAGGTAATGAAGGGCTATTTGTACAGCAATACCGATTAGGCTTGTAACGATTGCTGCGCCTAAAGCATAAACGAACCAATAACTTTTCATTATCACCCCTTACCAGTACTTAAAGGCAAAGTGCAGCACGAGCCAGGCGGCCCCGCACCAAGCTATAACGGCAAGTATGCCGATTAAAATCCATACCACCCAAAATAATTTCATTGTTCCTCCTCTTTGTTGGCCCCTGAAACTTCAGCCATACAGCCGGGGCATGTTGGCAGGCCGTTGAATTGGTAGTCTGTGGGGCTATGGCATACATGGCACTGGGGGCCGTGTACTGCATCATAACAGGCCGGGCACCTGCCCTCAAAGGCAAAGCACCCTTGAATCAAAGTAAAGGGCTTGCCGCAGTCTACGCAATGCGTGGGGAGGGGCGGGTATGCCGGGCCGCTAAGCATTGCCAAATCATCCGTAACATGATAAAGCACTATAGCCGTTTCGTCGAGGGCATTGGCTAAGTCAAAAGCTGCCATATATGCTAGGGCTTGCTTACTTGCTGCTGTGCTCATACCATTGCGCTTGTTAGAATTCATTGGGCTCCCTTCGTTTATTACCCCCTTCAGAGGGCATCCACTCACTATCATAACGCCGGGGTTCTTCAGTCCAGTTGCGCCATACCACCCGGCCCCGCCATTTGATTGTCCATCCTGTATCTACGCGCCATAAGGGGTCGCGGCCCTTGGGGTACTTAACCGTCTGTCCTCGGTTAACGAGGTTGTCCACCTGCACCCAGGGCAGCCTTAGTTCAAAGCGGGCATTTTCCTCTTTGTGGTTGCGGTATAGTTCCACCCAATACCCCATAAGGCGCACCTTAAAGAATGTACGGGCGTTCATGTCGTGCTGCCAGTACCAAACAATCAAGGCAACAGTAAATCGCCATAGGTTAAAGTAAAAGTTCATCGTTAAACCTCCGCTCGTATAGGTGCTGCATTAAAGGTACACTCAGGGCATGTAACTTTCGAAAGGTCGGCGGTCGTGTGCATGGTGGGCGTTACACCTTTGCCACAAGCCGTCCAGCGCATCACGTGTACCATTTCAGTACGGGGTAGGTAGTGTACTTGCTTTTTAAGTTTTGGCATTGGGCTCCTTAAATTCATCTTTTAGGTCTGCGTCGGGGTCAAGTACACGATGCATATCAGCAAAAAATTCAGCTTTAAGCGTCGTGTCTTTCATTGGCTCACTATAGAAGGAAAGTAGCATAGCATCCTTATACCGGGTAACATAGCAATATGGTAACTTGTCGCTTGATATGCTGCGCTGTTGCCTTATAAAATTTTCGCTAAAGGGTATGGCAGTATAAAGTAAGCAATCTTTAGCTATAAGCACGGTCTGTTTAAGGTACTTCATGTTTACCATCATCCTCTTTAGCCGGAGGCGGCAGCAGCTTAGCCTCACCCTCAATAATGGGCTTGCCGTCGCCAAGCTGTAGGGCCTGTCCATGCGTATTGATTTCGCTATGGTATTCCTTAACCTGTATGTGCCTGTAAACCTGTGCAGTAATGGCAACATCAGCATGTCCGAGTATTTTGCTGATTACCTCCAACTTGGCCCCATGTTCAAGCGTTTTGGTTGCGAAGTAGTGCCTTAGCTGATGAGGGTGTATGGGCGTTACCCCGGCCTTAATGCAGGCCAGGCGCAGCGCACCCCGGAAGCCGCCATGATAGGCGTACCCGGTGCCATCTGCACTAGGGAATACATACTTGCTTTTACTGTCGCCATTGGCTTCCATGAAATTTATCAGTACCCCTTCCACCACTGGCAGCAAGGGTATAAAGCGTTCCTTGTTACCTTTGCCTAGCACCTTTATTTCATGGGTAGTAAAGTTCACGAATTGCTTTTCAAGGGTGCAGGCTTCCGTTATACGCAGCCCGGTTCCAGCTATAAGGGTTAACATGGTGATGTACTTGGCCCGGTCGCGCTTACGAAGGGGCTTATGCTTAATAACGGCGGCCATCTGTTCGTCCGTAGGCATTTCAGGATGTTTTTCTACATCGTGGATTAGCTTTATATCGTGGGCCGGGTCGCTTGGGTACATGCCAAATTGGTACAGGTATTTGAACAGGCTCTTCATAGCCTTTTGTTGGTTGTTAACGCGGGTCGCCGTAACCTTATCAAGGCGTTCTGCGAAGTAGCTTTGCAGTTCAAGGAATGTAGGTTGCGGCATAAGTTTAAGCATCATACGCGCATCGTTGGTGTACCCCTCAATCGTGCGGGGGCTTAGCCCCTCACTGCGCATAGCAGCCGCCCACAATGGGATATTATCAATGGGGTTTTTGTGGTCGCTTTTCAGGTTAACCTTAACGCCGTCTTGCGCGGCAAGTTGTAATATCAGGTTTTCTGCTAAGCGTTTGTTGTTGGGCGATAACTGCTGGATAATTTTAATGAGTTCCACTTTAATCACCTTCCCGGAGCGTGGGGGCGGCCCCCTTGCAGCTATACAGCTCATAAGGGGGCCGCCCATACTAGGGGTGTGCCACAGCTCCTATGTTACCACTGATTAGGTTATGTCGGCAAGTTCCGCCGCTTGTTCTTCCGGGCTGCCGTTTGTGGCAGCTTCGGCGGCAGCCGTTTTATTGGCCTTTTTCTTTGTGCCCTTTTTACCAGGTGCGGGCTTATCAGCCTTGGGGGGTTCGGTCTGCGCGGCGGCCTTTTTCTTGCCAGCCTTTTTCTTATCAGGTTCCGGGGTATTGGCGGCGGCGTTGGATGCCGGGGTTCCCTTTCCATTACCCTTACTTTTCTTTTCGTTGGCGGGCGGGGCCGGGGGCGTTACGGGCTTGTTATTGGCGCGAGCTTTGCGCAGGGTGTCCGCTTTGATTTCGCCTTTTTCAATCAGGCCGATGTAGCGTTCCACGGCGGGCGGCAGTATCTCGCTCCATTTCAGGTCGAGCTTCTGGCGGCGGGCGTTTAATTTGTCCCACTCGGGTTTCGGCATTACGCATTGTAACCATGTTACTTCAGGCATCTTTTTACTCCTTAAAATTTTATTCCCTTTTATAGCTATGATTTTGTTATCCCAGGGCGGGGGCCTGCCCCGCGCTTTATTGTTACCCGGCTACCTCCTTTTCAAGGTCGCGCATAATTTCGCGCAACTTGGCGGGGGTTTTTACCTTTAGTGGGTTTAGCTTAACATCAAAGCCGTCGGCATCTACGGTGCCCCACTCGCGCACACTTGAGGCGCAATGCAGGTGTTTATCGAGCACCACTGTCACCTTAGCCCGGCCTGCAAGGGCCTGTAATCGCTGCCGTATGGCCTCGCCGTTCATATTGGTGCCAGTACCCATGTCCACCTCGTCTCGGTCGTCTAGGTAGAATACACCGCGTTCATACCTTAGCCGCTTGCTGCCCTTGGCAAATTCAATAATACCCTGTGCTTCCGGGTTACTTACTAGCTTTTGCACAATGGCATCGGCATTGTTCAGGTGCAATGTTTCAGTAAGGTACAGGATAAACAAATCATCTGTTTTCCAATGCCGGGCATTTTTCCATAAATCCATTCAGTACCTCCTTGTTAGTATTTTCTATGGATTGTACATTAAGCCTGTCATTTATGCAACCTGCGCACCGGGGCGCGCCATTGTCATCAAGCTGTATAACCGGGCAGCGTTCGTCCTGTTGCCGGGTGCAGCTATGCGTTACAATTATCATTTTACCTCCTTAATTTTGGTGTCCATATTTGGGATGGCACCATTCAATCACATCAACATCATTGAAGATGAAGTGTGTATTTTCTAAACCCGCTACGCAGAGCCAGGCGTTAAAGGTTGCCTCGGCGTAGGCCGGGCTCATGCCTTCCGCCATGCGAGCGCGTAGGTATGCTGCCATTTGTTGTATGTTGCTGATGTACCCGTCATTGTCTTTACCCATGCTTGCCTCCTTGTGAATATTACGCGGCTGCCGCTAACCGCGTCCGTTGGTAAGTCGGTTAGTTAGCGGCAGGGCCTAACGTTCACATATTACTCACCACCTTCCCGTCAGGGGTCGTAAGGCGTTTTACCTGTACGCGGTTTCCATCTATCCGGGTAATTTCAAAACGGCCCTCTGCCCTGTGGTAAATGGTATCGCCTACCTTGTAACGCTTGGCCCATTTGGGGCTATCCTCAAATAGCCCGGTGTTCATGGCAGGCAAGGTCGGGGCTTTCCAACTTCCCCGCCTACCCGGTAGTCAACTCCGTTCGCAGTTACAAATTGATAAATGTTATACACTTTCATTTTCAGCCTCCTACTTTATTTTCTATCCATACCCGTTCTGCCCGCAGGCCCTACGCTTATCGCGCTTTATCAGGTTGAGCGCCCGGCTTATATACCGGGCCTTGCCCTGCTCCCTAAGCACCCATTCCTTAAGGCCCCTCTTATTACCTTGCTCGGCTGCTGATGCTGTCATCGCGAGGCGGGGTTAGGTTGTTCTGCGGCTTGCCCCGGTGTTCCCTTTCCCTGTAGTGGTAAGTCCGGGGTGTTGCTTGTAGCCTTACTGTTGTGTCGGCTGCCGTTTGTTTTGTTGTTTCATTCATTACTCCTACCATACAGAATAAAGGACTATATGATTTATTACTATAGTACCTTAGTACTAGGAGGGTACTAGACGAAAAATGCCCGCGCTATGGCGGGCACCTTTCTTATTGGTCGGCTAGTTCCTTGATTACCCAGGCGGGCAGGGATTGGCTCCGGGCTTTCAATGCTGTGCTTATAGCCCGGATACCATGTATTATATCAAATATGTTAAGGTGGAAGCGGTCGGGCTTGGTATGAGTTTGCTTAAAGCACAAAGCCATATCGTTCACGGCTTGCACTACAAAATCATCGCACCTGTGGTCTGTGGGGTGCTTTAGCTGCCCAATGCAGAACCCGGCCCGCTCCGGGTTTTCAACAGTATCTTGCTTAGCCAAGGGGCGGCAAGTCTTGTCCGGGCACCATTTATAGCGCGATATATAGCGGCGCATATCATTTGTCCTTGGGCCAAGGTACGGCTATAAAGGAGGCGATGTCCGGGTAACGGGTTATAATTGGCAGCTTGGTAAAGATACACCCGGTATCGCATGTACCTATAATAATGATTTCCTTTTTCATGGCTAAGGCTATGCCAAGTTCGACAAAGCGGTTCGGGGTGCTGTTGGAGGCAGGCTTATCAAAGAGCAGTACAAGCATGTCGCAGGTCATGACCCCACGCATATCATTTGCCGCATTCTGACAATCTGTAGGGGCTTGGTATATGGGCCATTTGAAAGTAATGGTATGACCTAGGCGTTCAAGGGCCTGCATAAGAGCCAGGGCGCGGGAATGGTCTTCGTACTTGGCGGCTATGTAGAACTTCATTTTTTGGCCTCCGTATTTAGGTCAAGTTGCCCCCCGGCTAACACCGGGAAGACATCGCCGTTTTGCCTGACCTTGATGTTTTCGTAAGGGGCTGCGGCCCGTCTATATAACTCAAGTTTACAGCATTCCAGCAGGCCAATAGCTCGCTCAAAATCAAGGTAACTTTTGGGGTCGATATTCTTTTGCAGGAGGCGGGTAAAAACATAATTCAGGATGCCGTCGGGGTAAAGGACGTACCCCGGTGCGGGGGTCGCACTGCGAATTTTTTGTGCAAGTTCGTCGATGGTTTTATCAACATCCTCGCGCTGTTTTTGTGGAATGTATGGCATAACTTCACCTCCATTTTTACCAGTATAGCACCTCAATAATTTCATTACAATTTGGGGCGCACAATTATTTTATTTGATTTTTAGCGTTCATGCCTGCCTTTTTGGGTGAACCTGATACCGTGTACGATTTTAGCTTTGAAATCAATAACAGTGCCCCTAAAAAGTTTCACGTGTGTTATTTTACCTTGGAACTCTGAAACCTGTATCAGGCGCACTACAATCAAAATTTAGGCGGATGATACTTTTTCTTCATGCTGCCATACCTCTGATATTGTTATGTAAACAAAAATCATATTTTAACGCAGTTTTTGTTCGTCTAATTTTTGCTGAATGACCTTAATTGCCTCCGCCATTCTATCATCTAAAGTCGGAAAACTTGCGGTCGTTAGTGTGATGTATGGCAGTTCGTAAAGGTCTAAAAATCCTTTAATGCGCCGGGCTATTTGGTCATTTTTGGCAATGAGTTCCGGCGTCCGAATGCCATCGGCGCGGGGGGTGCGGAAGGGTTCAAGATGGATGATAAGGTCATAAGCCGGATGCCGGGTAATGAGGTTAAGCTCGGCGTCCAGCAGCACGAGGTTCCGGGTGTCCAGGCCCGCGAGTAGTGTGTAAATGTATGATAAAAATACCGGGCTGTCCGTGAACATGACATTCGCATTTGGGGTCACGAGCAGTTCTTTTTCAATTTGCTTAAGTGTTACCAGTACATCACCCCCGGCAAGGGGGCCATGCTGCCCAATGTATTCGCGGGCGTACTCAGGCACGTATTCAGCTATATAGCCCTTGGCTGAAAAGTGCGAGGCAAGCCCCCGCGCTAAGGTTGTCTTGCCTGTGTCCTGCGCCCCGGCTAATCCTACTCTATACATCTAACTCCTCCTCTAAATTTGTCTGTACAATAAATAGCTTTTCATTCCCCGGTATGGTGCATTTATCAAGGGTAAAGAATGGACGTTGTTTAATGAACTTCCATGCTCGCGGCATAAGGGGCAGTACAAGAGGACAATCATGGTGCAGTTTAAGCCGCCATGATAACTCCGGCATAGTAAAAGCTATACTTTGAACGGCCCGGAATTTATCAAGGTCATCTTGTGTAGCCTTAGCATGTACAGTCCACGTAAAGCCGTCAACCATATAGGCAATTTCTTCAACATCACGTATGTCATCGTAATCCGCCATATAGATATAAATTTTTGGAAAGGTAGGTAATTGCTTTATGCCTTTTATCAAGACCCTTAGACGATGCTGCAAAAGCATAGGCTCGCCCCCGGTAATGCAGACCACTTCAAATTTATTGAGGGGCTTAACGGTATATATAGGGGTCGCCCTCCGCATTATAGCGGTTGATTTATTGCAGCAGTAAGCACAGTCACGACGACAAATTGTGTTCACTATTACGCGGGCCGTTGTCTTTTTCATTTTACTTTCCTGCACTTTTTAGCATCATGCCTATAGCATTTTTCCCGGCCCTCGGCCTTACAGTTGGCGATGATTTCATGCTTGCCGCAGTGGTAACAACCTGTCTGCCCGCAGTCGGGCCATCCGGGGCATTCCACCACCATTGAAATGTCATCTGTTGCCGTTACCATTTTGCCTCCTATTCATTGGCACCCTCACGCGGGGCCTGCGTATCGTTACCTGTTCTGCCGGGGCAGGGGCGGGCGGGGCGGGCACCCGGCAAAGGCACCACCACGCGCCATCTATAAGCAAGGTTACTATTGATGCGGCGGCAAGAACCAGACAGCCGACCACCCATAAAATAATGAGGGCTAAGCCAAACGCTAAACTATGCCAGTTCCGCGTCCGCCGCCCCCATAGCTTTTCTGATAGGCTGAATGCCGGGCCGTCCACCCAGTCCCATAATTTTCTAGTTATCCTGCTCATTGTACCTCCTTAATCATCGTATACGCTTGATGTACCTACTAAGGCGCGGGCCAAGCATAAGAACACCCGGCCCATCCCCCAAGGGCTTAATTTTGTAATTGATAATCGGGTATGCCAAAGCTCTAAAAGTAATATGCGATTGCGTGGGTAAATGCGAATACCAATTGATATAAAATTGCGGGTTAAGATGCACCGTGCAAGGCGAAAACCAAGGATGTCCTTCATAGCTAACCTCCTCAATAGTTGGGGCCAACAACCTCCGGGTTGTCTGCTCCAATCATGAACGTAGGCACAAAGGGCTATTCCCAATTCTCCCGCTCGAATTCTT